TTAATTGTGTCTTTCAAATCATTGTTAATATAGAAGTCTGCTTTATCCGGTGACATCTCAATCCTTATATATATTTCTTCTCCACTTTGTACGGGTATACTTTTACCGGTTGTTAAAGTTCCATCATAAGTTTTTGCAATAAATGTTCCTGCTGTTTCCATATCAAAGTAAGCTCCGTGTCCTGTTGTTATATCTCTTATTCCCATATTTGCAAAATCAATACTTCCGCTTATTGTATAAGTCATTCTTGTTTCAAAAATTATTTTATTAACATTATCTAGTTTTTCCTGTAATCCAATTAAATTCGCTGTGTCAGAATCCGGACAGGTAACTATCAGATGCCCATCACTTATAACCGCATTGGTTGAAGTCCAAAATAAATTATTTATAAAACTATTTTCAAAATCATCAGCAATAAAATAACTTCCTCTTAATTCATCATTTTCATCGGGATTATTTTTACTTACTTCATTCGGGTATTCTGTTCCATGTCTTAATATAACTTTTTTAAAATTTAAACCCTGTCCTCTGTATTCTACTACTTGTTTTTTTCCTAATACTTTTTTCCCTGTTGAAAGCATAGGATTAACCATTATGATCCCTGTATAAATTTATTAGTCGCTTGGTCTTTTAATAATTCTAGTAGCTCTTGGTTTCTTGCATAAAGAATGTTAATCATATTTTCCGCTTCCTGTCTCGAAGTGTATCCGGACATATCATAAGTTATTGCATAAATCGCGGCGAGATTTGAACAAAACTCTTGGGCTATAAGTTTAACATCTGCATTGAGACTTGCATAATTATCTATCCAATTGTATTTCGTATGAATATTTAAATATGCTTCTGCTTCATTAATAAATTGATTCCATAAGCTCTCTGTATTCGCTCCAGAGATAAATGATTTATAAACCTTTCTTCCCGCTTTAAAAAGGGCTTGTCCTGAATTGCATAATGTCGTTGTCATAATTAAATGAATGAACATATAAATTTAAACCTTTCGCTTTTATACACCATGCTCCTCTTATCAGTGCTTCTGTTATATGTGTGTCTTTTCCAAATATTTTTAAATTATTATCGTCGGTATATTCATATTGAACAGACATAAGACTCTCTAATAGTCTTTCACTCTTAATAAATTTAATTATACCACACTCCATTAATCTTAAAAGATTCGCGTATAAGTCATGTTTTAATATTCTTTTCTTCTTTCCTTTTTCTTCTGCATCTACGCTCTTGCTTGCATTATCAATTCCTACAACTTTATATTTGGTAGAGTTATGCTCTAAAAGTATGTCTAAAATCGCAGCTCCTAAACCTCCACTATCAATAAAGATTTTTCTAAATTTATAATTCCTGTTCAATTCTAATATTCTTCTCAATGTATCCGCAGTTGTTATATTTTCTGTTGTTTCTATATGGACGACTTGTAAATTTTCTTTATCCATATATCTTGTCACAACAAAAGCATTTTCGTCTCCTCCATATCTTGCTATATCAACACCTAAATAATATTCTTGATTCGGTTTAAAACTCCATTCGTCTATAACCATACAACTTTCAATTAGTTCTCTCTTAAAGAATGACTGTAATTCTTCTAAAAACTCGCCTTTAAATTCCTGTGCATATTGAAGTCTTGTCATTCTCTTTTTTTGTTTCTCTAAAAATTCTTTTGATATTCTCGGACATTCTTCAGACGAAATGGCCCATGTCTCATAATCATCATCCTGAAAACATTCATAGAAATAACCCAACTTTCCGAATGGTGTACTTAATAATATTATGTTTCCTTTTGTCGTCGCTAACATGGGAATAACTGCTACCCATACATCTTCGGGAATAAAAGCGGCTTCGTCAGCGATTAATAAATCTATTGTATAACCCCTTATTCCATAACCGCTTCTTCCAGTTGGTAAACAATGGATTTGAGTACCGTTCTTTAATTTCATATAATGTTTTGTTGGTTTATCTCTACCTTTTCCAATTTGTTTTTTATCTAGTATTAAAATTGTTTCTACAATTTTTTCGAATAATAATTGCGCTTGTCTATCAACTGACGCAATTACTAACACATTTTTTTTAGGATTCTCCAATGCATAAATAGCGGCTTTCAGAGAAACAACTGTACTTTTCCCCACCTGTCTCCCTGCTCTTATAGCGATATGTTTACTCTTTGATTTTATGACTTGACTTTGCCAGGTGTCGAGTTTTATAAGGTTTTCAATATTCATTTAACTCTCACTTCAAAAAAAACTTTCCATCCTTCACTCATTTCAGTAAAATCTTCTTTAAGTTTTTGATACTTATATTTACTATTCTTTGCCTGTATAAAAAAGATCTCTTTTCTTATTTTATCAATTATACATACATCTATCGGTGAGTGACTCCCTGCACTCCTAAAAGAAATACATCCATCTTTAATCGCTTGATTAACTATTTCTCTTTCGTACCTGTATCCTTTTCTATAAAATTTTTGCATTCTTTATTAACTCTTTCTAAAATTATTTCACTTAATATTAAATCCATTTGTGCACTTCTGTTTAATCTTACTGCATTTTCTTTTGCTGTCTCCCAATCCATCTGTTCAAGTTTTACCATGTTTAATTCTTCTTTTTGCAACTTTAATATATTCCTTTGCTGTCCTGAATGTTATACATAATTCATCAGATAAATATATTATAAAATCTTTTTCATCGTATTCTCTATTCATGTCTTTACTTAATTTTCTTAATGTATTTTCTACTTTACTTATATTCTCTTTTCTTTTTAAAGCGTGAGTTATTGTAGCATCCATATTTTACAGAATACACACTACTATTTAAATCTTTGTGTGTTTGCTGTGCATAAGGTTAGAATTATGTTTTGCGTTATTTATCTATTTGCCTAAATACAATATAGTTACCACTATCTATTCCTTATGATTGTATGGTATCGCTCGCTTTTTAAAGGGAAGGCATAACCCCCATTCCATACAGAACACCCCGCGGTTTAGTATAAACCCCCAGTTCCTACACTATTTTCCCCGACGATAAAACCCCCGCTCCTGCACTTATTTATTATTGATTTTTAATAAACACTAATCATAACAATATCTAGCATATATTGGTAATGTTATGAGGGTATTTGAGTTTATATAGTTTATTGTTTTATTTTTGTTTTAGGGATACAGCTTCCAAAACCACTAAATTTAAATACTTCAGACACTTAGAAAATCTATGATTTTCTACTCGTATTGTAAGTGTTAGGTTTGGAAGCAAATTAATGATTAAATAAATTATATTTATTTTGGGGGGGGGTGGTGGTGGGGGTTGGTTTCGGGTGGTGGTTGGGGGTGTGGTGTGGTGGAAGGTTTTGGTGGTGATATCCTTTTCTTTAAATTCTTTGTGCTTATGTGTGGGGTTGTGTGAAATAAGGTGGGAATAAGTGCAAAGAGTTTAAAGCATTTAGCGAACGGAGTGAGCAGGTGTGGTAGCTTTTTGGGGGTGGCTTCTAAATGGCTTAAAAAGCGCGGGATATAATAGTGTGTCTATGCGTGAGCATAGACAAAAGCTTTAAAATGAGGGTTTTGCTTTTGCTAGCAAAATCCTTTTTAAAGCTTTTTGCTATATATTGCCTTTTTTGGCCTTTGGGCCATAGCAGAAAAAGGGCATTTTGTACCTAAATGCCTTTTTTAATTAATATAAAAGGCCAAAAAAGCTATTTCTACGCGCCTGCGATTCTCAAAAAGCAGGCGCGTAAAAAGGCGCAGGACTCCAAATAAAATTTTTCCAAAAATAATTAACTAAATTCTCTTCTTGCTTGTTCTACTAGATTTATTGATTGTCTCATCATAGCTTCATAGTCGTCTCCTTTGTGATTTTCCAGGATTGCTATGAAAATGTCTTTCGCATAGCTTACATAAAAAGCTGGCTTATCATCTGCTCTTATTGGTGTTTTTGCTTCTTCCTTAACTTCTTGTTTTGGTTTCTCTTTCATGTTTACAATACCCCTAATATTCTTAAATCCGTTGTCTGTCTCTGCAACTTCAACGGTTAACATTCCCCCTTTATATTCTTTAAGTTTATCAACAATATCTTTTTCAAAACAGGACATCCATCCCTCAGAAGTCTTGACACGATAATATAGTCTTCCATTCTTGCTCTCTTTCGGCTCTAAATCTATTATTTTAATTTCTCTTTCCAATTTCAGTTCTAACCCCCTTACAATCTATTAAACTTAAACTTAAGAGGGGATTAACCCCCTCTTAATAAAAAGATGTGAAATGTTTACGTTTACAATTATAGAGAGAACACACATATTTATAAATGTTTCTATTTTGTGTTACTACTCTGTCGAACAACGAGATAGACTTATAAAGTTAAAGTCTGTGACTTCTGCTTCTTTATAATTATCATCTCTGTCTAAATCTTCAACTTGGAAACTTACTTTGACTCTTGCGTTTTCTTCTTCGTCTTGGTCTCCATAATTATTATAGAAAACTTTTACTTCAAACTCAACATCCGCATTAGTCTTTGAAACATCTATTTCAAAATCTCTGACTGATACACTTGAAACATCATTATATTTAATGTCTGTTTCATCACAATTAAGATGAAGATATTTTGATAACTCTTTCAAAAAGTCTTTCTCATAAAGTTCATCTTCTGATAATTCATAAGCGATTTCTTTCTTATCATCTAGAATTGAATA